TGTTCGATCCGTTCCGGGACGGACTTGAGGGCATGGCATTGAGCTTCGCCAACACCTTGCGGCGGATGGCGGCGGAAGCGCTGTCCGCGCAAATCCTGGGCGGTCTGTTCGGCCAGAGCTTTTCCAAGACCGGCGAGCTCGGCGGGTTGATCGGAGGCTTCGGCGATTTCGCCAAAGGCGGCGGCGGGATCGGCGGGTTCTTCTCCAACCTCCTGATGCTGTTCGGTTTCGCCGAAGGCGGCTACACCGGCCCCGGCGGACGCACCCAGCCGGCCGGCGTGGTGCACAAGGGCGAATACGTGTTCTCGGCGCCCTCGGTCGGGCGGCTCGGGGTCGGCTTTCTCGAGGCGCTCCATCGTCTCACCCAGGGGCCGAGCCTCCCGAGCGCCGGCTACGCCAACGGCGGGCTGGTGGATCGAATGGCCGCGGCGGCCGGCGGCGGACCGGCGAGCTCGATCCGCATCATTAACACCCTCGACCCCAACCTGGTGCACGACTACCTGTCGAGCCCGGCGGGGGAGCGGGTCATCGTCAACCACATCCAGCGCAACGCCGGCGCGATCCGGCAGATGGTGAAATAACATGGCGCTCGAAACCGGCACGGCCGCGGGCCATTACGATCTGCTCGACCGGCTCCGGGCCTTCCTGAAAACCAACGCGAGTCTCGTCGCGGCCGGCCAGGCGTGGACGGAACTCCGCTGGGACGGCGCTTCGGCGGAGCGGGAGACGATCCTTAAAGGCCCTGGCCTGTCCGGGACCGAGGAAATCTTTATCGGGCTCAAGACCTATCAGTCGGTGCCGCTCGACTATTTCAACTGGCGGGTCGCGGCCTTCACCGGCTTCGTCGCCTCGAACGATTTCCACCACCAGCCGGGGACGCCCAACGCCGCCGGCGACGCAGCCTCCGACTTGGCCGTGCCGCTCTATCAGAACGCCATCCCTTACTGGTTCGTCGGCAACGGCCAGCGGGTCGTCGTCGTCGCCAACGTGCAGACCCAGTATCAGGCGTTTTATCTGGGCAAGTTTTTGCCGTACGCGACGCCGTCGCAGTACCCCTACCCGGTGGTCTGCTCCGGCATGCTGGCGTCCAGTTCGGCCACGCGCTACGACAACACGGCCTATTCGACGCCGTTCAAGGGCAACCGGGCCAATCTCAAGCTGCGGTTCGTCGACGGGTTCTGGAAACAGCCGGAGGCGTGGCCGTGGTGCAACGTCCAGGAGAACGGCAACCAGGCGATTTTCCCCGCCGCCAACGGCCAGGGCGGACCGCGCAACACCAACGCCGACTACACGCAGTCCCCGGGCTATTACGGCTTGCATCCGATCGTCTTGAACGATGCTCAGAACCAATACGGCGAGCTGGACGGCGTCTACTGGATCACCGGCTTCGACAACGCCGTCGAGAACACGGTGACGGTCGGCGCCGATACTTACTTGGTGGTGCGCGATGTGTGGCGCACCGGTTTCATGGACTTTTTCGCGGTCAAACTGGCGTAGGCATGGCGTATCAAACCGGCACGGCGAACAGCGCGGCGGCGCTGAAATCCGCCTTCGAAGCCTTCCTGGCCGGGAGCGGCTTTGCGGTGTCCGGCGGCATCGCCAGCAAAGGCGGTTCGAACATCCGGCTGACGGACCTGTCGGCCGCGGGCGATCAGGTTCTGAGGATCGAGGGCGCCAACAACGCGACGTTCACGGCGGGCGTCTGCGCCCACGGCGCCCGGCTCGTCGTGCCGGACACGTACTGGCCGGCCACGTACCACTTCTTCGCGCACGCCAACCCCGACACGGCGTTCTGCATCGTCAACTATAACGTCAACTACCATCAGCACCTGTGCTTCGGGGAGATCGTCAAGCTGCACGCCGGCGCGTTTGTCGGCGGCAACTTTTTCTCCGGGACCTGGGGCGACAGCGGGTATTTTAGTTTCACGTTCCGGCCGGAGACCGTGGGGTCTTTCAGCGGCACGAAGTTCAACGCCCCGTTCTACCACGGCACGGCCGGGGCGGCATGCGCGAATTTCCTGCACGCCGAGATCGACGGCACGGTTTGGCCGGGCGAAAACGACGGCAGCTACGTCAACCGCCCCCTGTTCTCCCTGCACGCCTCGCCCTTGCTGGCGCGGGGCGTCAGCGCCTGGAACCAGCAGGCCATCCTCCTGCCGTTCCACCTGTGGCTGGGCCGGCCCTCGGCGCCGTCCACCTACAGCTATCTCGGCTACATGGCCCACTGCCGGGCGCTGCGCCTGCTGAACTACAATCCGGGCGACATCGTCACCCTCGGGGCCGACCGCTGGAAGGTTTTCCCGTTCTACGCCAAGGACTCGGCCAACCCCGATAACAGTGCCAATATGTCCGGCGTCTACGGCTGGGCGATCCGGTACGACGGGCCGTAACCGTGGCGGCGTTCTCCGGCGGCATCGCGCCGTCTTCGCTCTCGACGCAGGACCCGTATCATCTGGCCGACGCGCTGAGCGCCCTCGGCGTCGATTATTGGCCGCCGCACGCGAGCCTTGGGGACGCCGGCCCGACGCCGACCGTCCTGACCGACCGCCTGCCGGTGGCGGCCACGCCGTTCGCGCTCGGCGGCGCGGGCCTCGCCGCGTCCTACTCGGACGACTGGTACCGCCGCGTGCACGTCCGGCCCAACCCGCTGGCGCTCGGCAACCTGCTGTCCAGCCAAGTCCGCGAAGTCGAGGTCTGGAACGCGCACTTCGCCGGCAAGCTGTTGTCGGCCGTCAACGGATCGAACACGGACGGCTTGGTCCTCGCGGCTCCCGCCGACCCGCCCACGACGTTCGGCCCGCTGGAATCCCGCCTCTATTCGCTGCGGATCGCCAATTCCGGCGCCCCGCAGATCGACGCGGCGTATGCGTTTGCGTTTCCGGGCGAGACCCCGGTGCTCCGGATCGCCGGCAGCCGGGTGACGATCTGGAAGGCGCGCCCCAACTGGAAGCGCGAAGTCATCGAGCGTTGGCAATGGCTGACCGACGTGTTGACCGCTTACGACAACTCCGAGCAGCGCGTCAAGCTCCGGGCCAAGCCGCGGCGCGAGTACGAGTTTCAGGTGACGGCCTTCGGGCGGGAGCGGCAGGAGATGGAAAACGCCTTGTGGGGCTGGCAGCATCGCCTGTTCGCGGTGCCGATCTGGCAGGACCGGCGCCAATTGCTGTCCGGCGCGGCGGCCGGCGGAACGGCGCTGAGCCTCGACACGTCCGGCACGGAATTCGAGGCGGGCGGGCTGGCGGTCCTGACCCTCCACGACGGGCTCGCCGAGGCCCAGGAGATCCTGGCCGTCGCGCCGGGCTCCCTGGCGCTTAAGCTCCCGCTCCAGAATCTCTGGCCGTCCGGGGCCTACGTCTACCCGGCTCGGCTCGGGCGGATCGGCGCCCGGCAAGCGCTGACCCGGCTGACCGGCGACGTCGCCGAACTGGTCGTCAATTTCCGGTTCGACGACGCCGGAACCCTGGGAGCGCCGGACACGTACCCGGCGTACCGGGGGCTGCCCGTGCTGGAGGACGCGCCGAACTGGGCGGGCAGCCTCGAAGCCGAATTCGTTCACAAGATCGCCGAATTCGACTACCAGACCGGACCGGCGTTCGTCGAGTACGAAGGCGCCGTGCCGAACCGGTTGCAGCAATTCCGCTGGTTCCTGAACGGACGCGCGGCCGTCGACCGGTACCGAAGGATGCTGGGAGCCTTGTCGGGGCGGCTGACGCCCTTCTGGTTCCCAAGCCAGACGAGCGACTTCACGGTCACCCAGCCGATCGGCGCCAACGCCACGCAGATCACCGTCCGGAACACCGGCTACGCGCAATACGCTCGGCAGCAGAACGGCCGCAAGGACATCCGCATCCAGCTCCGGAACGGCGCGATCCATTACCGCCGGCTGACCGACGCCGCGATCCTGTCGGACGCGGAGGAAAATCTGCAGATCGATTCGGCGCTCGGCAGCGCCGCGATTCAGCCGGACGACATCCGGCAGGTGTCGTTCCTGTCCCTGGTCCGGCTGGACCAGGATCAGGTCGAAATCGCCTGGCGGACCGCGGCGTTCGCCGAATCGTCGCACACGGTGAGGACCCTGCATTATGACGTATAGCGTCCTGGAAGCTTCCGCCTATTCGGGCGCCCCGGTCGAACTGTACGAGTTCAATCGCGGCGTCGATTACTGGCGCTTCACCTCGGCCGACGAGGACCAGACGTGGAACGGGCAAACCTTCGTCCGCGCGGCGCTGACCCGCTCGACGCTGGACGAGTCGTCGGAGATGAACAAAATCAACCTGGAAATCACGCTGTCGCGCGACAACGCCGTGGCCGACCTGTTCCGGCTCTATCCGCCGGGCGATGTCGTGACGGTGAAAATCTGGCGCCGGCACCGGGGCGACGCCGACGCGGTGCTGGTCTGGATCGGACGAGTCCTCAATTGCGAATGGCGCGGCGGGGAGGCGTTCTTGCACTCGGAACCGGCGTACACCTCGATCCGCCGCAACGCCTTGCGCCGGCATTACCAGCGCCAGTGTCCGCACGTTCTGTACGGCGCGGCGTGCGGAATCAACCGGGCGCTGTTCAAGGTCGCCGGCACGGTAGCGGCCATCGGCGGCAACACGGTGCAGGTCAACGCGGCGGGAGGCCGGGCCGACGGTTATTTCGCCGGCGGCTTTCTGGCCTGGAACAGCGCGGCGGGCGTTTCGGACAACCGGATGGTGACCGGACACGCCGGCGTGACGTTGACCCTGGCCGCGCCGATCGTCGGCCTCGCGGTGGGCGATACGGTCGACCTTTACCCCGGCTGCGACCATACCTTGTCGACCTGCAAGAACACGTTCGCCAACACCCTGAATTACGGCGGCTGGCCGTATATTCCGCTGAAAAACCCATTCAACCTTCAAACCCTGTACTGATGGACGCGCAAGCTTTCGCCGATCGCCTGCTCGATCAAATGCCCCTGATCCTGCTGGTCATGGGCTGGGACGATTTGATCTATGTCGCCATCCTGCTGGCGACCACGGCGCTGTCGATGGCGCTCGCCCCGAAGCCGCCGAAACCGAAGCCGGCCGTGTTGCAGGACTTCGAGGTCCCTACGGCCGAAGAGGGACGCCCGATTCCGGTGGTGTTCGGAACGGTGACGGTCAAGGGGCCGAACGTCGTATGGTACGGCGACCTCGGCACCAAGGCGATCAAGAAGAAGGGGGGCAAGAAGTAGTGCGGGTCACGCTCGCCCATGCCCGCAGCCTGTACGGCCACGCCGGCTACTGTTCCCGCGGCATGCGGGCGTTCGCAGAGCGCCACGGCCTGGATTGGGAGCGCTTCTTGCGCGAAGGCATCCCCGAGGAAGATCTGCTCGCGACCGGCGACGCCATGGCGCAGGCTGTGGTCGAGCACGCACGTCGGATGCGTCGGATGGAGAAACGGTAATGGGGTTCGGCAGCAAGAAGCAGACCGTCGGATATAAATACTACATCGGCATGCACCTGGCGGTGTGCCACGGGCCGGTAGACGAAGTGCAGCAGATTGCCGTCGGCGACCGGCTCGCTTGGTCGGGCAACGTCACGTCGACGCAGGATGTCGCGATCAGCGCCGAGAATCTGTTCGGCGGCGAGAAGCGCGAGGGAGGCGTCTCGGGCACGGTCGGGTTCAAGTTCGGCGAAGCGAACCAGGCGCAGGATGCTTACCTCGCCGCCAGGCTCGGCCCGGATTGTCCGGCGTTCCGGGGGGTGCTCTCCTTCGTGCTGAAACACGTCTACATCGGCAACAACCCTTATCTCAAGAACTGGGCGTTCAGGGTCAAGCGCTTGCCGGCCAAGGGTTGGTACGACGCGAAGCGCGCCATCGGCGGCCACGCCAACCCGGCGCACATTCTCTACGAGTGCGTCACCAACGCCGATTGGGGCATGGGGTATCCGGCCCCCGCGCTCGACGATAGCCGGTTCAGAGCCTGCGCCGACACGTTGCACGCGGAGAGCTTCGGGCTCTCGCTCCTCTTCAACCGGCAGGGGCCGATTCACGAGTTCATCCAGCAGGTGCTCGACCACATCGGCGGCGTGTTCCGGATGAACCCCTCGACCGGGCTGTTCGAACTCAAGCTGATCCGGTCGGACTACGCGCCGGCCGGCCTGCCGCTTCTGAACGAATCGAACGTCGTCAGCCTCGACAGCTATCAGCGGGCGGCCTTCGGCGAGACGGTCAACGAGATCGTCCTGAAATACACCACGGCCGACGAGAAAGATGCCTCGATCACCGTGCAGGACCTCGGCAACATCCAGGTCCAGGGCGGCGTGGTGAGCGAAACCGTCAGCTACCCCGGCATTCGGGACGACGGGCTGGCCCAGCGGGTGGCGATGCGGGACTTGAAGGCGCGATCGACCCCGCTCGGCAAGATCCGGTTGACGGTCAACCGTCAAGGCTGGAGCCTCCGCGCGGGCGACGTGTTCCGGTTTTCGTGGCCCAAGCTCGGGTTGGCCGACGTCGTCTACCGGGTCGGATCGGTCCAGGGCGGAACGCTCCAGGACGGCAAGATCACGGTCGAGGCGGTCGAGGATATTTTCGGCCTGCCGACCAACAGCTACGCCGCGCAACAACCGGTCGGCTGGGCCAGCCCCAATAACGCCCCGGCCGCGGCGCCGTACCGGCTGGCCTACGAGGCGGCCTATTGGGACATCGTTCGCGCCCTCGGCGAGAACGACGCCCAGGCCCAGCCTGCGGACGTAGGCTATCTGATCGCCGCCGCGGTCAGGCCATCGCCCGACGCCGTGAACTTCACGCTGAAGACTCGCTCAGGGCTGGCGGCGTTCGCCGAACAGGCCGTAGGCAACTT